TATGGCTTTGGACTCATTCATATGATTGGCGGATTGAGTCGTACGGCAACGGCGGCTCTCCGTCAATTACTAGACGCGGGTACCCTATCAAACTTACCAGCAGGATTTAAACAAAGAGGTGTAAGAGTTAGAGACGAAGCAGCTCCAATACAGCCAGGTGAATTTAAAGATGTTGATGCACCTGGTGGATCTTTGAGAGATGCATTTTTTCCATTACCATACAAAGAACCATCTCAAACATTATTAAATTTATTAGGTATTGTAGTGCAAGCTGGACAAAGATTTGCAGCTATTGCTGACATGCAAGTGGGTGATGGTAATCAACAAGCTGCTGTTGGTACAACTATTGCACTATTAGAACGTGGTTCGAGAGTCATGAGTGCGATACACAAAAGATGTTATGCAGCGATGAAAAAAGAATTTAAACTTTTATCAAAAGTTGTTGCACAATATTTACCACCAGAATATCCATACGACGTAGTTGGTGGTGCAAGAAATGTAAAACAAGCAGACTTTGATGACAGAATTGATGTTATACCAGTTGCAGATCCAAATATTTTTTCAATGTCGCAAAGAATTACACTTGCACAAACACAATTACAAATTGCTAGTGCAAATCCACAAGCACATAATATGTATCAAGTATATCGAACGATGTATGAAGCAATTGGTGTAAAAAATATTGATGCAGTATTACCACCACCTGCACCTATGGCACCAATGGATCCAAGTTTAGAACACATTAGCGCTTTAGGTGGTAAACCTTTTCAAGCTTTTCCTGGTCAAGACCATAGAGCACACATAACTGCACATTTAAATTTTATGTCTACTAATATTGTGAGAAATAATCCTGCAGTTATGGCTGCAATACAAAAAAATATACTTGAACATATTAGTTTAATGGCTCAAGAACAAATACAATTAGAGTTTAGAGAACAAATGCAACAAATGATGATGCTTCAACAACAAGCAGCGGTAAATCCACAGGTAGCACAACAGCTTCAAGCGTTAACAAATCAAGTTGAAGCAAGAAAAGCAGTGTTGATTGCAGAGATGACAGAAGAATTTATGAAGGAAGAGAAGAAAATTACATCACAATTTGATAATGACCCTCTTTTAAAACTAAAATCACGTGAAGTTGACCTTAGAGCGATGGAAAATGAACGTAAAAAACAAAATGATGAGGCAACACAAGACTTAAACAGAGCCAAATTAATGCAAGCACAAGAAATTTCTGAAGATAAGATGGATCAAAACGAAGATTTAGCAAAATTACGTGCTGGAGTTAGTCTTGCAAAGGCCGGAGTTGATCAAGCAAAGGTCATGATAGAGGATTAATATGCCATTAAACAAAAAAGGTAAAA